CCTTTCCATGTGAAGCTTGATTGCTTCCAAAAGCCGGAGCGCAAACTCCGGCTTAAAGCTGCAATCAAAGCGCAGGAAAATATATCTTCAAACAGTTCGCTGCGTAGGGGTAAACGTGGCAAGCGTCGTGATACTTTACAAAGTCGCCCTCACCTTCTTTGCAAAAAACAGCACAGGCTGAATAACCTGTTGCCACCAACTCGCGAACAATTGCGCGAATCGCTTTGACCTCTTCGCCCTCTAGGCCGCTATCGTCACCGTTAACAAAGTAGCAGGCCCAGTGGCTTGGCAGAGTGTAGAAAATTGGTTCCATGTTCGTTCCCTTTCGTCGCCATCATGTGATGACCTACACAATATACACACTACTATCTAGGCTGTCAATAGCTATCTCTCTATATATATATAAAAATCTATCTAATCATATCGTATTAGGTCTTTCGTTTATTAGTTAACAAATAGCACCCTCAACACAGCACAGTGATGAAAGAGTCACACTCCCACCGTGACATATATGTCACACTCTATCTATGCTATCTATGGGTATCTATAAGGGGGTTGGGTATGTATCTACTAAACATATATAAATATATAAAGCGTATAGATACCTGACATGGTATTGGACGTAACAGAGATAGCTAGATAGACCCCCCGCCCGCCCCTGCCCAGTGCGATGGCCCTTGGGGGCGGTCGAGGTGTGCACCCAACAGCTCTCCACCCCAAAAAAAATCTTGGTTTTCTAATTAATTGGTTTAGGGTGGGGTTTATGATTGAGATAGAGAGTGGGGTAGAGATACCTCAACCTGAAGCCCCTTTGCGGAAGATGAAGTACCCGTTCAACTGTTTGAACGCGGGTGACAGCTTTGTGTTTCCGGTAGAGGAGGGCGAGGACCGCGACGTAGTTCAGAACCGGCTACGCAGTGCGGCTGCGAACTGGGGCAGGGATCGCGGCGTGAAGTTTGTGACCCGCCGGGTTCAGAACGGGATTAGGGTCTGGCGCGTGAAGTGACGCGGGGTGGAGCAGCCCGGTAGCTCGTCAGGCCCATAACCTGAAGGTCGTAGGTTCAAATCCTGCCCCCGCAACCAGCACTAGAGGCAGCATGGAAAACGGGCGTCGCAGTCTCCTCAAAGCCGTTAGCTGGCGCATTGTCGGCACAATCGATACCTTCTTGCTGACTTTCCTTGTGACGGGCAAGCTGGTCTGGGCGGCGTCCGTGTCGGCTCTGGAGCTTTGCACCAAGGTCTTCCTGTTCTGGGCGCATGAGCGTCTGTGGAACCGTATCTCTTGGGGGCGTGATGTCTGACACGGTTAATTTTGAATACTTTGCCGAGATGGAACCGCATGTGCGGAAGGTCATGGCCGGGGAATACGGGGTTGGCACCCTGCTTGAGAAGCCGGTCATCTTGGACCTTGGGGCCAACATTGGGGCGTTTGCCGTCTGGGCTAAAAACCTGTGGCCGGATGCCGAGGTGCATAGCTTCGAGCCTATGGAATTTAACATCAACGTCTTCAAGCGGAACGTCGCTGGCCTAGAGGGGGTCACCCTGCATGAGATGGCCGTGGGCGACCCTATGCTCAACCAGATGTATATCGGCAAGAGCAATCAGGGCGAGTGCAGCCAGTACGTCTCTGAGGGCGTCATAAGCGATACCTTGCCGGTGGAAGTCTGCGACCCCGATTGCAACTTCTTCCGCGCCCTTGCCAAGCGGGCGGACTTCATCAAGCTAGACATCGAAGGGGCCGAGACCTACGTTTTGGGCAACATGCCGCTGGAGGCCGAATACATCGCCCTTAAATATCATGGCGAAGAGGCCCGCCGGGACGTAGACAGGCTGCTGCACGGATACCATCTGATAGGGGCCGAGGTGACCGCAATCGGGTACGGCGTTCTCAAGTATCAGAAAACGAAACGATGAAATTCAACCTCGACCATTTCTATCTCTTCTGCCGCCAGCTTCGGATTGAGACGAAGGAGGAGGGGCTGAAGAAGATGGAAAAGTTGCTTGGCACCCAAACCTACACAATGGGTGAGATTGCCAAGGGGCTGGAAGAGGATTGCCATTTCTTCGTGATCCTCAAGGGGCGACAACTTGGCATCACCACAATCAGCCTCGCCCTCGATCTCTACTGGCACTTTGTCAACCCCGGCCTGCAAGGCACGTTGACGACCGACACAGAAGAAAACCGTGACATGTTTCGCTCGACCCTTGCCATGTATCTGGAAGGGTTGCCCCGCGAGTTCAAAGTTCCGGCGGTCGCCCATAACCGCAACCAGCTTCAGCTTAAGAACCGCTCGCGCCTGTTCTATCAGGTGGCGGGCCTGCGGGCAAAAGGCTCCCTTGGGCGCGGCAAGGCTATCACCTACCTCCACGGCACCGAGACAAGTTCGTGGGGCGATGAGGAGGGGCTTGCGTCCCTTCTTGCGTCTCTCGCAGAGACTAACCCCTTGCGCCTGTACATGTTTGAAAGCACGGCGCGTGGCTTCAACATGTTCCACGACATGTACACCACGGCCAAAAAGGCTCGCACCCAGCGCGCCATCTTCTGCGGCTGGTGGCGCAACGAGTATTATGCGTCCGACCCAAACAGCGATGTCTATAAAGTCTATTGGGACGGCAAGCTGACCGGCGAGGAAAAAGAATGGGTCCGCGACATCAGGAAGCTCTACGGCTTTGAGATAAACTCGCGCCAGATTGCTTGGTGGCGCTGGAAGATGATGGAAGGCATCAAGGACGATGCCCTCATGTACCAAGAGTTCCCGCCGACCGAAGACTATGCCTTCGTCATGACAGGCTCCTCGTTCTTCTCGAATTCGCGCTGCACGGATGCCGTGAAGGATGCAAAGAAGGACAAGCCCGATTGCTACCGCTACCTTATGGGTATGAACTTCGAAGACACAGAGGTCATTAAGTGCCGTGAAGAGACTGCAACCCTTAAGGTCTGGGAAGAGCCAATTGATACGGCTTATTACGTTATTGGCGCTGACCCTGCTTATGGTTCTAGCGACTGGGCTGATAGATTTGTCGTGCAGGTGTATCGAGTTTATGCCGATGGGCTGGACCAAGTGGCCGAGTTCGCTACCTCAGAACTGAACACCTATCAATTCGCGTGGGTCATCGCGCACTTGGCGGGAGCCTACAAGAACTCGACGCTCAACCTTGAGGTCAATGGCCCCGGCCAGCCCGTGCTGCAAGAGCTTCGCAACCTGAAGCGCCACGCTGCGGCGGTGGGCGGCGCTCGCGGCAACGACCTAATGGACGTTCTGTCTCACATGCAGAACTACATCTGGCGCAAAAACGACACTCTGTCTGGCCCCGGCACAAGCATCGGCTGGCTCACCACACATGCCACCAAAGAGCGCATGATGTCCTACATGAAGGATTATTTCGAGCGCGGCATGATGAAGATCAAGTCGATTAGCTGCATCGAAGAAATGAAAACCATCCGCCGCGACGGCGGGACCATCTCGTCCCCCGGCAGGTCAAAGGATGACCGCGTGATCGCCTCCGCCCTTGCTGCGGCGGCTTATGCTGAGCAAGTCCAGCCGCGCCTGATTGCCATGCGGCTAAGCCGCGCCGTGTCCAAGGGCATGGAGCAATACACGCCGGAAGAGATCACGACAGGGCGCAATGTGTCGAACTATCTAAAAAAAATAGGGATATACGGGCAATGAACGAAGTCTTGAGCAAGGCCGAAATCCGCCGCCGGATGGCCCGATTCCTTGAAGAAGGGAATCGCGCTATGTCCATGAAGTTCCTTGGGGAACTCGCGGGGCTATCTGAACGGTTGATTTTCGGAATGTTTGTGGGCAACACCCACGCGATGTCTGAAGAAAGCCAAGTGCGGATGTCCCGCGCCCTTTTGCGGCTTGAACGCGGCGATGTCACGGTTATGAGGAACCGAAATCGCACCAAATACCTCCAGTACAACCGGGAGCCGAAACCCCGTGTGGTCAGAGGATATGGCTTGAAATTAGACGGCGGTAAGATTACCCTTAACGTGGGCCTTAAGAATAAGGCTAACTTTTCTGAACGTACGTTTAGAGAGCAGATGGAGGGAAAGTGATGGCTATTCTTCGTTCTTATAAATGCCCACGGCATGGATTTTTTGAGGCTTGGGAGCCTCTTTGCGAGCAGGGCTGCACTGACGTTGCGGTCGTTTTCCTGCGAGCGCCGTCTATGCGGGACAGCGTGAAGGCTGGGCGAACAAAGAAAAATGACAGCACCCTCAAGCAGTTAGCTTCAGATTTTAAGATGACAGACATCAAGTCGGTCAAAGAAGGCGAAAGCCAGCAGGGGTACATCACCCGCAACAATGCCAAGATTGGGGAGCAGGAAGCCGAAATGGCTCGGCAGGCCAAGCTGAACGGCGTCATGTGGGGCGATGCAGGCAAATACTCTATGCAGGGGATGCTTTCGGGCGGGGCCGTGAAATCCGCTATGGGAGAACCAGTTGGCTTTAACCCAAAAGATGCTAATCTGCCCACCAAGCTCCCAACGATGGTTCATGCAAATGATCCAACTCTGAAGATTGGCGACTGATGAGAATCCCTTCAAATCTACAGCAGCGCGAAGAGCTATATCTAGACCTCGTTCGCAAATGCAAGGTATCTCAACAGGAGCGCAAAGCGGATTATAATTCGCTGCGCGCTTATTACCTTTTTGGTGCCGGCCCTGAAGAAAGCCCGTCTGCCTACAACAAGATTTACCCGCACATCGACCAGTTGGTCGCCTTTCTGTATTCGGCTGACTCAACCCGCTTTGCCATTAATCTCGGCGCGTCGGCCCCCGATACGGAATATACAAAAATCCCCCGCCTGACTCAGGCCCTTAACGACAAGTGGTCTGACAGCAACGGCGACCACATCTTTGGCCTCGCCCTAAATTGGGCGATGTGCTACGACAGCGCTTTTATCAAGCTGATCGTCAACAAGGGGCAAATCTTCCCCTATTACGTTGACCCGGCCATGATGGGCATGTTGCGCGAAGACGTTCCTCACTCTGATCGTCAGGAAGCCTTCACGCACACCTATTACATCACCAAATCTGATCTTTACGCCCGGTTGTACAACCACCCCAAGCGCGAAGAGCTTATCAAGCGTATCACCGCTGGCCCGACAGAGACCCATTACGTTGCAAGCGGCATCGACCGCATTGTCCTGTCCCAAGTGGACCCAATGATGATGGGCAACGTCAATCTTGACCTCAATGGCTACAACCGCATGAAGCCGCGTGTTGAAGAAGAAACCATTGAGATGACAGAGCTTTACGTCTGGAATGACGAAATCCATGACTACATGGTGGTCACAAAAGCCGACCCCGATGTTGTCATCTACGACCGCCCGAACGAGACCATGTTCTTGAAGGGCGAAAGCCCGTTCATCCAGATTTGCCCCAATCCCATGCCGGATTACTTCTGGGGCCAGTCTGAGGTTTCGCGCCTCATCTACCTCCAGCAGATGTACAACCGCCGCATGGGCGAAATCCTCGATCTGCTCGCCAAGCAAGTTAACCCGCCGATCGCCCTTATGGGCTTCACGGGCATCTTGGACGAAAAGAACTTTGCCTTGAATCGCCCCGGCGGGCTGCTCTCAACCGACATGCCAAACGCCAAGGCTGATCGCCTTGCCCCGCAAATGCCCGCCGACTTGTACGAGCAGATCAAACAGATCGACAACTGGTTCGAAGAAGCCTCTGGCATTTCCTCTGTCCTGTCTGGGCGTGGCGAAAGCGGCGTCCGCTCTGCCGGTCACGCCTCCCAGCTTGCGCGTCTTGGCTCTTCTCGCGCCAAGCGCCGCGCCCTTCAGGTGGAGCTTTCCCTCGAAAAGATGGCAACGCTCTATATGAAGCTGATCCAAGCCTATGATCCTACGCACTACAAAGATGCGGACGGTATGAAGTTCATAGCTGAACAATTTACCAAGGATTACATGGTTAAGGTGGATGCCCACTCAAACAGCCCGATCTTTATGGAAGATACGCGCTCTATGGCGTTTAATCTGTTCAAAGCAGGCGCTATCGACAAAGAAAGCCTGCTGGACCTGATCGACCCGCCCATGAAGCAGATGCTTAAAGAGAAGCTAAAGAAAGCATCGTCAGCCCCCCAACCGGAGGGCGGAAACGTAACTCCGATTAAAAAGGAGGCTAAAAGTGGCTAACCAACAATCTTATTCTGGTGATCAGCCTCGTTTTAATTCTAAGGAATTGACACGAAGGGAAAAACCAGCGAACCTTGAACGAAGTGTTTCTCCTGTCCGGTCGTTTGGCGATAAAAAGCTCAGGCGTATGGACAGAGGTGGGAACAGTCGCGCAACCGTGAGGTGAGCCATGTACAAATCCGTGAAGCGCAGCCGCAGAGGCAAGCGCCACTGAACGACTTGGGGACAGTCACTCTAACAGGAGGCCAACACATGGCTAAGCGTAAGGGCCGCAAGGGCAAGCGCTAATTGGTTCCCGCAAGGGTTCCATTAGCTTTTCACCAATCCATCCCTCTCATGACGGAGACGCAAAATGCGTAAGGGTCGCAAGG